ATGATTGTCGAGGGTGTGACGCGCAAAGGTTTGCTGGCTGGTATCGAGGCGCTAAAGGTTCGGGCAGGCCATGAGAAGTTCCCGCCAAACCCGCAGGAGTTCGCCTTATTGTGCAAACAAACCAGCGGCAACAGCAACGACTTACCCACACTGCAAGATGTTCTGGTTGAAATTATCCAGCGCCGCGGCGTAGAGCGCTTTAACACTGACTGGCAATTCAGCCATGAGTTAACCCGGTTAATCAATCAGCGCAAAGGCGGCACGATTTACGAGCTAACCAGTGTGCAGTTTGAGCAAACCATCAAGGCCGAGTACGAGCATTGGGTTAAGCGCATCGAAGCGGGCGAACAACTGCCGCAGCCACTGCAAGCAATTAGCCAAAAGCCTGCAGAGCCGGAACACCTGAAAGGCATTACGCCGCAGTCAGCACTGGCTAAGCGCGTGGAAGCAATGCGCAAAGATGCGAATGAGCGCAAGGCAAGCGACCAGATTAAACCAGAGAAGCGAGGCTAAGCCATGCTGAGGCAAGTTAAGCACGAAATAAGCTGGCTGGCGCAAGCGCAGCTGGCCGAACATGGACTGACTAACCCATCCGTACCGGTTCGGGAAGTGAAGCCCTCAGAATGCAATACAGAGCGTTTTGTGAATCTCGCCAATTTACCCGAATCCGAGCGCCAAGTTATCGCTATCGACAACCAGGTGTGCTTTTGGCTGATGCTGTTCCGCAATGGCCGCATCACCCAAGCGCAGATTAATCAGGTATTGGCCCGGTTAGAGCCAGATCAACGCGAGCTTTACCGCGAGCGTCTTAACCACTGTCGGTCGCAGTTTAAAAGCCAGAAGTCAATCAAAGAGTACAGCGAAAAGCAGTGGGATAAGTTGTTGTAGCTGTTCAATAAAACCACCATCGGAGAAGCCAAACTATGAAAGAAGAACAGATTTACCAGGCAGCTGGCGAATACATGGAAGCGGCAGCCAGGCAGTTTAAAACCGAGGCTGACTTGCTGTTATTCGTAACAGCCATTGCCGGCCTGTCGCTGAGTGTGATGGAAAGCTTGGGCGGTGAAGATCACCTTAAGCAGTTTGTATCTGATGCCACCGGTCCAAACCGGATCCGGACTGAGGTTGTTGTGGGGGCTGTGCAATGAAAAAGCCAGATCCTCAAAAACTCTTAAGCTTAGAGCCGAGTATTCGCAATTACATCGCCAATCTTGAGAATAATCTTTCGCTACACGATAGCCACCGCGCAGCCGTCATTCAGTGGGAAACCACCATGATGCGCCTTGTCGGTGAAGATGGTATTGCTGATGTTGAGAAAGCTATTAACAAGCTTAAGGCTCAGGCCCAGCAAGCAACGCTGGATCAGTTTGCTATCGCAGCTTTTCCTGTGGCTGCTGGGATGGCGAAAGAAACCACCATGCAGGAAGCTGCAGCGTTACTGTCTACTTCGATAGAAGATTTTAATGACGGACACGCGTACAGCCTGCTTGCTTTTTACTCTTACAACATAGCCCAAGCCATGCAAGCAGAGTCGCAGAAGCGCCAAGGTGGTGTGGTGTGAAAAAGACAACAGTTATTGAATTCTATTCCTGCAGGGTTAACAAGTTTTATTACGGATTTAAGTATCAGGACGAAAGTAAAGGTGTCTGTAAAATCTCTTATTTTATATCGCCAACCAAGTTGACGCGCAGGCAGGTTCGCAAGCACAAGAAAAAAGCAAATAAGTTTTTTGCTTGCCAAGGCGGTGCAGCATGACACCAGAAAAACGCCGCGTCTACAAATCAGTACGCCACCAGAAACGCACTGCACTAATCGGTGCGGCCATCTACTGCCTGGGCGGTTTAGCCGCAATCCTGTTTGTTATCTACGTTGGAGAGTATTTGTTATGAGTGAGCCACAGCACGACATTTACCGCATGGCAGTTGAGCAGGGAGGTGGCGAGGTTCGGCGCAATAACGATGTGCTGGACGCGGTAAGTTACCAGTCGGCGCAAACCGGCCAGCGCACCCCGGCAACGAATTTCGACTGGGAAATCACTCAGGCCATCATCCACCTAAAGAACGCCGCATCGGTCACCGATTCAAACCGGGCGCACCTGTTGTTGTCAGCGGTGCAGATTGCTAAGGGAGTGCGGGAAAGTGATTAAGGTCAACGTAGGCGTTATGCCACCTCATGCGCCGAAACAGCCAAACCATTGCTTTGTTGCAGTAAAGATGAATTGGCTCGGTAAGCAGTATGGCGTTGTGCATTGGCTTTGGGTTAGGCCGACTAAGCGACAAGTGCGCAAGTTGGTGAAACTGTCTAAGGCTTGGATTAAGGCGGGGACTTAATGATCATAATCGGCATTGATCCAGACATGATAGCCAGTGGCCTCGCAGTAGTTGAGGCTAAAGGCATCCTGAAACTGCAAAGCGTAAAACTGCCCGACCTGGTACCCACGATTCAGGCTATCGGCCGCCCGGGTGAGGTGACAATCAAACTGGAAAATCCCGAAGCAAACAAAGGGCTTTTCGCAAGCCGCAGCAACAAGAACAAAGCCGTAAGCGTTGCCATTGCTATGTCAGTGGGTAAGGTTCAGGCCACTGCGCACCACATTCAGGAATTACTGATTGCTGCAGGCTACACAGTGAAGATGGTCACGCCACTTAAAGGGCCGCTGAAACGCCAGGCAAAAGACAGTGCTGAGTATTTCAACAAAGTAACCGGTTGGACAGGCCGGAGCAACCAAGACCAGCGGGATGCTGCATTAATCGCACTGTGGGGGTAGGTATGATTAGCGTACCAAGACTTTATGCAAGCCAATGCGCAAAATCTATAAATTGCGAGCCATTAGCTAAAGGTATCAATGCGCTTGAGGCTGATGAGAAATTAAATATTCTGGGTCAGGTGCAGGGGGCATTTATGATTGGTGATGCGGTTTTAAACATTAGATGGGCCGCAAGCGAAGCGCACAAAAGGAAAATAATTAGCGCCATAACTTGCAGGATGGTTGCAGTAAATAAGTTTCCTCACGACTTATCAATGGCTCTTGCAGAGATGGTAATAGAAGAAGTAGCAGGCACCAAGCGGTGTAAAAAATGCAATGGTACTGGAGAGGTTTTTAGCAAAAAGCAAAGTAAATATAACCAGTGCGGATTATGCAAAGGTGCCGGACAAGTCACCATGACTCATGAAAAAGTTTTATCGCAGATAAACAACCATTTGAGAAATAATGGTTCAGGGTTAATTGTCAGCAAAGAAGATTGGAGTAAGAAGTATTATGATTTTTGGATGGAGTATGTTGACGAGCTACACAAGGCCGAAGCTGACGCGGCACGCTACGCTAAGCAGCTACTGCGCAGGATTGAAGATAGTTGGTGTGAGGTGGGTTGATGGACGAGTATAAGTTTTTCTTGCCATGTTCACTTTATTCTAAATTTGAGCCATCGCTTTCAGAGCTGACTAAACAAGGCGTTAAAATTGAGTGGGTTAAAAACCCATTCAGAAATTTAGGTGATCTGAATAAGCACTCGGAACAAGCCGCCTTGGTTGGCAAGGCTTACATGGAAGTTACAGGTAACGGCAAGATAAACGGCATCAAAGTGAAAGATGTTTGGATTGATGAAGTACCTAACGTTGGAAATGTTGGCTGGAAAGTTCAAAACCGGCTTAACTTTTCAACCATAGCCATCTGCCATAACCTTAACATTCAGCGTGATGTGTTTTTTAATCCGAGCTTGACATTAAAACCTAGTAGCTTATTATTTCCTCAAGATTGGACAACTACGCCCAATCTTTAACCGAACCCTGCACCCGCAGGGTTTTTTGTTTAACTCGATAATAATTTATCGGGTATCAGCGCACAGCACTTTCAGCTTCTCCGAGCTACCCCGGTCTGGAAACAGCCGGGGTTTTTTATTTGGTGGATCACAATGAAACAATACATCGGCACGAAAATCATCAACGCTGTGGCTATGACTCGCCAAGAGTACAACGACTTCCGAGGCTGGCAGCTACCTGCTGATGAAAACGGTGCTGATGCTGGCTATCTGGTTGAATATCTGGATGGCGGAAAGCCTAACACTGAGCATTATGCTGGCTACGTAAGCTGGTCACCTGCCGAGCAGTTTGAGAAAGCCTATCGGCCTATGAATAAACTTAACTTTGGTGATGCACTCCATTTGCTGCAGCGTGGTTATAGTGTTGCGCGATCTGGCTGGAACGGCAAAGGTATGTTTGTTTATCTGGTCCCAGCCGCAAGTTATCCAGCACGAACTGGAGCAGCAAAGCAGCACTTTGGTGAAAGTGCCATGGTGCCGTACAACGCTTACTTTGCAATTAAAAACGCCAATGAGACAGTTAGCACTTGGGTGCCAAGTGTAAATGATTGCCTCGCTGATGATTGGCATTTGGTGGATTAGTAATGCGCAACGTCAGCCATAAACTATCAGCGCTGGGCCTAACGGCAGCACTGGCATTAACGGGCGGTACGATTGCAGTGCATGAAGGCTATGTGCCGGGTACTTATTACGATCCAGTCGGTATTTTGTCGGCTTGCTTTGGCCATGTTAGTAACGATTTAATTCCTGGGCAGAAGATGTCAGAAGATGAATGCTTGGCGCTACTGGCAAAAGACTTGGTTAAACACAACAACCAGCTTACTGCCGCTGTGCGGGTGCCACTGTCAGACCAAGAACACGCCGCTTACTTGTCATTTCATTACAACGTAGGCACCGGAAACTTCCGTAGCAGCACATTGCTGCGCCATCTTAATGCGGGTGAACGGATTGAAGCCTGCAACCAATTATCACGCTGGGTATTCGCCAGAGGTATTCGATTGCCCGGCCTGGTAACACGCCGCGCCCATGAGCGCGAACTTTGCTTAAAAGGAGCTTTATCCCATGTTCAAAACTAAGTTGATCGTTACCGCAATCGTGATGGCTGTACTGGCCTTTGCGTTTACCGGCTATTCCGCTTGGGATGCCAAAACAGATTTAGAGCTGGCGCAAGCGCAGGTTGAAAAACTGGAAGCGCAACTGTCAGAGCGTCAGTTAGAAGTAGATAGCCTGGCAGCAAGTGTAAAGCGCGCCGATGATTTCTTAACGCAGCTCAGGCATGAGCGAACATTACTTGAAAGCCTGCATCAGCAACAACTGGCCGAGCGCGAAAAGCTGCAAGCTGAACTGGACACAGCAAAAGCTGCCGTCAACAATCTGAGGCAATCACATGATCAATACGTTAAAGCGTGGGCTGATACTCACATGCCTGGCGCTGCTGTGCGCCTGCTCAAGTACGCCGAATACACAGGTAATTACCCGGACGGTGGTTCAGCAAGTGCCGGTGTATCTGACACCGCCGGAAAGTTTGCTGGTCGATTGTCTACCAACCAATTCTTTTAACGTAGCAACCAATGCTGACGGCATCGACTATAGCAACTGGCTGGAGTCGTTGCTGCTCCAGTGCCACAACAACATTCAACTGATTAAGCGCTGGGCCAGCGAGGTTAAACCCGAGGGCCAGAACAATGTCACCCCACAGAGTAATTAACCCGATTATGGATAGAGCAACCACAGCAACCAGCTACACGGTATCAGTTGGTACCGCAGGAGCAGGGTTATTGTCATTGAATGAATGGGCGATACTGCTCGGTATCATCTTTGCCGCCCTGACCTTTGTTGTTAACTGGTGGTATCAAAAGCGCCGAGAGATACGTGAGTTAGAAATGCACAACATTGAACTCAAGTACAAAGAAGCGCACGACCTGCGCGAGCGCCAGTTCAATGAAGCCCGCATGCGCAAGCTACTTGGCAGCGATGAAACGAGTGGCGACTGATGGCAGATAAGCACTGGTCCGAACACAAGCCGTGGGAGAAATGGACGGATAAAGAGAGGTTGTTTGCGCATGAATATCTGATTGATCAGAACATGACGCAAGCATCCATTCGCGCAGGCTATAGCGCAAAGTCCGCTGACAAGATCGCCCATGAGCTTTACCACAAGCCGCATATCAAAGGGTGGATTGAAGAACATCTGGCAAAGCGCTGCGCTGCATTAGAGGTTACCGCCGACCGCATTTTAAAAGAGCTGGCATTGATCGGCTTTCAGAATATCGCCGGCGCTTTCACTGGCGACAACAGCCTTAAATCCATTGCCGATATGCCAGAGGACATTCAGCGAGTGATCTCCGGCATCGACATTGACGAGCTATTCGAGGGCCGCGGCGAAGATCGCGAGCATGTTGGCTACACAAAGAAGCTGCGTACCTGGGACAAGCTAAAAGCGTTAGAGCTGATGGGTAAGCACCTGAAAATGTTTACTGAGAAAATTGAAATCAACGAGCGCCCGAAAGTCTTTGTGCGCGATCTGACTGGCAAGAAAAGTAAGGATTAATGCAGTGTGTCAGACCAGGTTGAGTTGCATTTCGAGATTGCTGCGCAAGGCAAAACACTTGA